CCACGGAGGGGCCGCCAGTATCGAGCAGCGCGAGCGTAGTGACGCGGAGATTGGCCTGCGACGCCTCCGTGAAATAGATGCGATTATAGGCATCATTCGCCAAAGGATTAGCAACCGCGTCAGCATTTATGTCGTCCGATAGGAACCACTCAAAGTCATCGGAGCCAGGATAGTAGAACTTGATCGCGCGGCGATAGACGTGCCCGGCCGGAGTAAAAGTAGCGACTTGATCCAGCGAGCGAAAACCGCGCAGATTACCGTTCGTCGCTTTGAGATTGGCGACGTGGCTGGCTTGCGCATCATCCAGTAACCGGTCAGCGAAGCGCGGCGCTAACCCCTGGAATGAGTTTACAACAAACGCTACCACTAGAACCTCTGCCCGACGCCGCAGTTGGCGCACTTGATGTTCTTGGTATCCTCATCGATGAAGAAGTAGTAGCAGCCGCAATTGCATACCCAATGCGCGCGGCCGCTGTCCACATCGCACGGGTATTTAGTAACCCCCTTATGGACGCCACACGAAGGACACTCCAAGAACACCGTTCCAGCCGGAACCACAGCTACCCACTCGTGCTTGCACGCTAAGCAACATGCTTGCCCTTGTATGTAGCTGGCCGGTTCCGGCTGGAGCTGTACGACGTTATCGTTCACGGAGTTACTTCCAAGTAACTCAGCGCTTCATCGGATTGGAGCGGTGGCGCGGCTCCAAATCCTTCTTGCCGCCGAAGCTCTTGGTAGCGCCTCCGAAGCCGCTGATCCGCGTACCCGCCGCTCCACTCGTAGTGCCAGTCGGACCAAGCTGGTGGCCACCACCCTTGCCCTTGGGGCCGTCGCCGACCGGGTACTTGGAGTTACCGCCCTGAGTACGCGGCGACCCGAGCTTACCCTTGCCGGGAAGCGGATAGCTGTCTGCGCCGGGCTTGCAGGCGTCGGGTTCCGGTGAGAACTTGACCATGGTACACTCCTACGGGATGTTGAACATGACACGGGCGAGGACGTAGAACGGTGGTAGGTTGTAGACTTGGTGAGCGTGCCCGCCGCCGGGGTTGATGCCCATGGCGAATGCTGCGCCGGCGCCAGTGTGTGTTATCGAAAGGATGTGATCGAGCACGGTGTAGTCACCACCGCTTTCGACTGACCGCCGATCAGTGCTAACGGTAATACCGGGAACTTCTGCTGGCCCTAGTGATTTCGGCGCTGTTGCTCCACCATGATTGTGATCTCCAACGATGCTGGTATTGATGTAGTCTGCTGCCGGGCTGCTATTTACGCCAGCAGGATCGAATGGGTCATCCGCCATGAATGCGCCTTTGGAACCGTGTCCAGTAACACCAAAGGCGGCAGTCCAACCACGAATAAACCGGCCCCTCAAATCCGGTGTGCCATTAGTACCATCGCACAGCTTAAACCAAGCCGGCACATGGTTCACATCGATGAAAGCGTCAAACACAATTCCAGCAAACATGGCGGCATTGAGGATAGTGCTGCCGTTGTAGCGCGGACGCTGCCCTGACGCTTGCGGCGGAATATTAATGGCAGATATTTCAGTTTCGGGGTCGTAAGGCAATGATGGATCAGTATCGATAGCTCTGATCTGTGTCGCGTGGATAGTAGAAAAAACAGTAGGCCCATTAAATACAGGGTTCTTAATAGGAAACCCACCCATATCGAGCGGGCCAGTCATGCTATCGCCAGAACGCTGCAACCAGTTATCAGCTATGCCGGCTGTAATCCGCAGTTCAAACCTTGAGCCGGTCGGAAATGTCGACGCAGCCGACCCCTCCTGCGCACGTTCGATCGTAACCACGTCACCCACTACCAGGGTAACGGTAACATTCTCCTGTACTCCTGTACTGGCAATCAGTGTCGCACGTATCCGATCGCCGCTTGCCAGCAATGGCAGCTTGGCGCCGCCACCAGCCTCAAGCTGCACCGTCGTAGCAGACGAACTGACAGTAGCCGCTACCAGCGACGAGGCGCGATTACTAAACCGGAACCTGCCGCTCATATCACTGCCCCTGACGGCGTACCATCACGCCTATCCCGCAGTCCAATCCAGAACGCTTTGCTTCGCGTGCCGTTGGTGATCGTAAAGTTTATCCTTGCCGGTAAAGTAACCCTAGCCCGTTCCACCTGAATGTAGAACTCAGTTGGATCAAACCCTGGATATACTCCAACCGCGCAGTTAGACACTGAAGGCTGTACACCGTGGTAGCTTACGCTGATAGGTAGCCCCCGGTCGCAACCGGCAAGAAGAACCTTGATTGACAAGAAAGGAGCCGCGACCACGAATTGCCCAAGTTGAGGATCACGTCTCGGGTCGTCCATCCGGTACGTGACTGCGGTGCGGCAATAAGGATAGCTTGTGTTGTAGGAGTTGATAGGGTGCTGCGACCCCACCGCTTGTGGCACGGCGGCCATGCAGCCGGCCTGAAAGAAGTCAGTGCCAACGATCGGAATTACTAGATGCGTACTGCCATCGTATATGTACTGAATGACGCTGGGTCCGAGCGCCACCAAGTTACCGCCAAGTAACTCCAAAAAGACATAAGGAGCAATGCCGCTCATACCCGTCCCAACCCGATGCTAGAGACATCGAGCGGCATGGTCAACGGAACCGAAGCTGGGAGATTGATGGTTGGGAACGGAACGTCGAACAGCAGCAACCCGTCTGATACTCGGTACATCGTTACGCGGTCGAAGTTCTCATTCACCGGTATGCCGGCGAAAGTAATCAGGTCGTGTTGCAGCCAGCCGACACTACTCACCACCCGCGATGTGACATCCACAAAACCGCGCAGCGGGGAGGCTTGGCTGATATTGGTGTCGGTTTCCAGATTAGGGACGTAGCCCAACCTAGGGATTGCGCAGCGTACCGCTTCACTTTCCCAATCAAATTGCTTCTTAGAGAAAGCAGTCCTGGCGCAAGCGTAGATGGCGACCATTCACCATGCTCCGCTCGACGTGGTGCGGGTGCCAAAGCCGCGTTGTGAGCCATGGACCCCCATCCGTGGAGGAACCGCCTTCTCCGGGGCTAAGGTGCCACTAGCGGCCGACCGCAACTGCGCTGCGTTACGCGCGTCACGATACATTCGCCGGTACCAATTGCCAAGCTGGAAGTTGTAGTTTGGCCCAGGGGACAACAGCCAGCGGGACATTACACCGGCTACGATTTCGTCATAATGCTGTATCTTGATCCAGTCTGGTACGCACAGATCGATAGGCATCATGGTAACGAACAGGCGCACGCTCTCTGCCGTACCTTCTCCAATCGGCGGCCAAATTTGCGCCATCCCTTCCGGGGTCTGTACAATATAGCTGGGAGAACCCGGATCAAAAATATTGGCATCCGCTCCAATATCCGAGCGGTCCACAATACGCAGCGGTAGACTATCACTGACCCGGTAAGCGCTAAGGATATCGACTATATCAGTCTTGTAGTCGGCTCCCTCCATCGAATAAACTACTGTATTGGGTTGAAGGGTAATCGGCCCAATCCAATCGCGCCAGCACTTGCCCTGCTTGAAGAAATCGCGCAGGACAGCCAGTATCTCAAACTTGATTGCATCCTCGGCAAGATTGGGCAGCTTTGGGATCAAGCCGTCCAGCCAATCCTGGGGCCTCGTGATACCTCCGTTTGGAAACGGCTCGCCCATCGTCACACACCCAGGTCAGTGCGGAACGCCCCAAGCAACCCAGCGGCGCGTCCATCCGTCGTATACTCATCGTCTGCTAGTTCAGCCCACCCACTGACGTATTTGACCACAGACGGAAACGTCACTTCGGGGTAGGGGTATACGTCGGTCAGTGCGGTGGCCTGCCACACTGGTTCCGAAAAACGGCCGATAAAGAAGTCGGGACGGACGCGCCGCATATCGCGTACGGCAAGATTGAGGCCACGTATCAAACGGTCGTCTTTGTAGCGTTCTTCATCGTCGTCCTGAAGAACGTCGCGGACTGCCGCAATGATATGCGACACCAACATGGATTACTTCCGCCCCTTCTTAGAGGCTGGAGCCTCGGGTACGACTTCTTCCTCCACCGGAACGTCAGACGCGCGGGGGTAGTTGGGATCGAGGGGGTTACCATCGGCGTCGGATGGAATTTCGTTGCCATTGGCGTCGAGAATGGGGTCGCCGTTCTCGTCCACCATGATGTAGCCAGCATCCTCGTCCGCCGGAGTTACTTCGGGGGTAACTCCATCATCCAAAGCAGCTTGTCCCTCCGTTGCCGCAGACGTGGCCAACGCCACTGCTGCGGCCTCGCGGGCTGCCTGATCCTGCGGCAGATCGCCGACGATGGTAGGCATCATGACGGGGGGCTGTTGTCCGCGCACGTCCGGCGTCTTGGCGGTAGGCTCGAATTGAGCATTTTCATCTTCGTCATCGAACTCGGTGAGGTCCGGGTTCTTCGCCATCTCGTGGTTCCATCCGTAGACGAAACCGCTTGCATCTTTTAGCCGCTTGACCATGTGCCTTCACCTTGACTGTGGCAACCGGGTGGCAGCCAATGACCAATTAACCGCCACCCGGCTCCGTTAATCGCCTTCGTAACTACGCGCTGATCCTGTGGGCACAATCAGCGGACGCAGTAGGCCCCGGCGATGGCGATGCCGTCCAGCACCTTGAAGCCGTACACCTGCAACCCCCTGACAAGGGTGCCGAAGGTGCTCTCCACGCGGAGCGCTTCCATCTCGGTGAGCTGGCTGGCAAAGGTGAGCCCGTGGCTGTGGCCGGCGAGCACCCAAACGGCAGTCTTGGAACTCTCCGAAGCGGTGGGCAAGAGGTTGGTCTGGTAGACGGTGAAGCGGGCGAGTTCGCCGACCCGGCCATTGCGAAAAGCCGAAGTCGCATCGCCCATGATGTTGGCCGCGCGCACGTCGGACTTGAGCAACATGCCCACGAGCCACGCCGGGAGAAGCACCCAACGCCCCGTCTCGGGAATGTTCTGCTCGTCCAGCACGACGCCGAGGTCGACCAGCAGCGACATGATGCCGACGACGCCGGACGCATCCGCCGGCCCGACCACGATTGGCGCTCCGGCCTTGCCGAGATTGATGTTGCCGCTGATCTTACCGGCCTTGTCCCCCTTGTTGGCGGCATCGATGCCGGCGGGGATCGCAGCGAGCACCTGCGTATCGATAGCGATTTTGAGCTGTTCCGAAGCGTCGTCCGACCACATGTTGAGCAGGTCGACATCCGCCTGGATGCGCATCACGTCATCGAGGACAGCAGCGAAATACTTGCCCTTGTCGATCAGCAGATTGAGGACCGGGGCGGCGGGGCGCTCGACAGTGATCGGCCCGGTCGCTTCGTAGTCGCGGATGGTCAGCGTCGGGATTTGGCGAATGATTACCTTATCGCCGTGCTTGCTGATCTCACCCTCGTAGTCGACATTGCTGATCGCTGCGAGGACGGTCGTAGCATAGAACTTCTGGAGTAGCTTACCGCTCCATACCTCCGGGATGAACGTACCGGAGTACGCAGGAGATGCAGCGGCGGGAACTGCACCAGCGACTGACGCTGGAGATGCAGCAATTGGAAATGCCATCGTCGTAGCCCTGGTTAGGGCCGAAGTTACTCAGAAGTAACTCAGACCCGAGATTGCACCACGACCCGCCCTGCTGCGACATCGCGCAGAATACGGGCCTCCATGGCGATCTCGGCTTCCGTCATGACGTGATGCGGCCTGGATACGGTGGCGTAAAACTGCCGTACCTGCGCCTGCGTGACGGGAGCCTCCGGGGCGTTGCGATCGACAGGATCGATGGCTTCGGTTCTACCTCTGCCACCAGCCGGAACTGCCAACGTCTCCAACCGTACCCGGCCATTGCCGTTTCTTTTGGTATCGGGTACTGGTGTGGGCGTGACGACCTGTCGCTCTTTTTCGTATCCCTTAAAGATCGATACGACCCTAGTCCATTCGCCGCTTCTGATCGCAGCGGTTAAACCGAACTTCCGGGCAGAGCCCGAGAAGGGATCGACCTGTTCCAGCCAAGCCTTGAAATCGGGGTCTAAATCGATCTCACGCCAAGCTGGGTGGTTCTGATCCATAAAGGAATGGAACCGCTCTTTCTCCCCGATCTGCGACCGTGTATCCAATTGTTCGACGTTACCGCCCAGCTTTGTGAGCTTGTCTCGCAAGTCTGCCGTTTCGGCGCTTACGATATGGCGGGCCATCGCTCGGGCACGACGCTCGATCGCGTTAACTAAGTCTGGTCCAAAGTCCCTTACTTCATCCTCTGTGAGTGTATCAGGATCAACCTCCGGTGTCAAGCTCCTTGTTTGGTTCACTTGCAGCAATTGCACCGTCAAGTCACCGACTTGCGATGTCAACGTGGCAATTCGATCATCCCGCTGTTGCAGCGACTGACGGAGCGCACCAGTCTCGCTGGTATACTTGCCTTCCAGCGTGCGAAGCCGTTGCTCCAGCTTCGCTATGTCGGGCTGGTGGTGTGGTATCCCCTCTTCCGGCGAAACGTCAGGCGTGTCGCGCGTTGGCGGTGGAGGGGGCGGCTCCTCTTCCGCAACCGGTGGAGGAGGCGTTTGCTCCGCAGGGGGTTGAGTAACAACGTGCTCTACCTCGGCTGCAAAACGCGGCGGTGGCAGCGGCGCTCCATCAGGTGGGCCGGCAAGCACATCGGTAGGTTGCGCCGGCTGGCCAGTCAATTGCGACTGCATTGCCGCGCCCAACGCAATCCGATCCCGCGTTTGCCTTGGCAGAATTACCCGGCCGTCACTTGTTGCCATTTCCTCGCGCCCCGTCCAATAGTTCCCGCAGCGTGCCCATGCGGCCGCGGTACCAATCGACGTTGAAGTCGCTTCGCGGCACCGCGCCTAGCATCCGAGAAATTGTATCGTGCTCCTTCTCCATCGCCACCAACAACGTCTCGATATCGCGGTTAGTAGCGGCAAAAGGAGCCAGGACTTTGGCGAGCTGCATAAGGCTGCTGGTCATCACGCGGCCCGCCGCGTCTGGCGCTGAATAGTTCCAGGCGACCGCGCGCGAAACGCATTATCGGTGGCGCTGCCCGGCCGTTCGCCCGGCCCCGGCTTTGGTGGTGTACCACCATTGCCTTGCGATTGCGACGGTTGCGCTCCCTGCGGCCCACCACCAGCGGAGTTACTTCCCGGTAACTCCTGGCCCGGTTGCCCACCACCGGCAGCCTGCTGCATCTGCTGGAGCTGCTGTTGCTGCTGCATCTGCTGGAGTGCCTGCATATCCGGGACAACTTCATCATCCCCCATGAAGCTCTCCGAGACTTTGCGCAGAATTGCACCACGGCCCGGAATGCCCATGATTTGCAGGTCGACTGGGTTCATGGTCGAATTGAGGAACTCCACCATCCGCGCCCGATCTTGCTCACGCTGCTCCGCATAGGTAGCACCGCGCGGAGCAATCTCTTCGTCACCGCGCAGTACATCCGTTCCCGTAGTGAGCAAAATCAAATCATACGTTTTCCGCAGCAATGGCTCTAGAACGTACCTGTCGATACCACCAGCTACTGAGGTCATTGTTCGGGTTGCATTGCCCATCAGCATCGATAGGCCCGACGAGGTACGACCCGCCCCCCCAATCTTGTCCGATCCCGTCAAGTAGCGAGGAATGCCGCTGATCTCGTCCGCCATGTTCTGGAGAAACGAGAGCACAGCCATCAACTCTTGCGCATTGAGCTGCGGCTGCCAAAACTCCACTGGCTTTTCGCCCGATGGCGCTGTCGGATCGGTGTCGTACCGCCAAATCATCCATGGCTCGATCCTTACCCTGCCGTCAGCAGGAGCCTGCCAACGTGAAGTATTGACCCCCACCATTGGACCGCTGGCAAACGCGACATTGTTGACCAACGCGCGCAGCACTGCGTTGTAGACTTCCAGCACATCGGCGATCAACTCCAGTAGAGCAGTGCCGACAATACTGCCAGGGACAGGTTCGTAGGATGCAGAATAGTAGCTTGGGCGGTTAACCGGATCGGGGTCAACCTGCGCCTTGAGGATGTACTGGCCGCACATCCATGCTTGAACTTGATACTCCATATCCTTATGGATGATCTCATTTTCATCCGTTGTACGAATGCCAAACTCCTGCAATTGGTCGCCGGATACTTTGCCAGTGAACGCCAATACATCAATCAGCGTGTTGTAAAACTGCGAGTTTTGCCCAGTGGCGTCCTCGTGAACCTGCTCATAGAACTCGCGGTAACTGAAACCTTGCTGCCCGTAATCCCTGATAACGGAACGGATCGCTTTTTCGTCGTACCCTTCCAGCCCAATCAACGCAGTAAGTTGCGCTCGGTTCATAGGCATCCGTTCGAGAATATCGGCGTTCTCAAACGACGATGCTCCAGGCGACCACATGATGTAGTATGGGTCAACCCGCCGGAACTTCAGTTTGGCTTTACGGACCCTGGTGGGTTTACCGTTAACATAGTCGACGCCTGTTTCCATGACGGCGGTGGGGCCAGCAAGAACAGCAAAGGGATAGGTGCAGAAATCGAGGATGAAATTGTCCAACTCTTCGTAAAAATCTCCTTCGGTAAGAATATCGTCAACGTACAGAGTAGCTTGGTGGGCATCGGTCTTGGCCTGTTTGCGGGCTACGTCAAGCGCTGCCTGCTGCAACTGGCTCATACGCTGCTGAAGCATACCGGCATCCGGCGGCTGCCCCGCTTCGGCCATGGTACGTGCTTCGGAGCCGACCAACGTTTGAATATCGGCCCCTATCTCTTCCGGCAAAGAAGGGATAGGGGTCGGGCGAATTTCCCATGGCCGATCTCCCTGCACGAAGATCGACCGTAGCATCGCCGCCGCGCCACGAATTTTGTTCGTCGCGAGCCTCGCGAACACCGACGAACCGCCGAAGTTGAGAATGGCCTGGAGCTGCGCTGCGTCATATTGACCTTCACGCAATCGCAGGCAAGTGTTGAGCCGATCCACTACCCCGATGTGGGTGCGGAACCGCTGCATCTCCTGTAGCTGCCGAGTGATGTACGTCTGTAAAGCCTGCGCCTGCGGTGTGGGATCACCGCCGACGTTGGCTTCTTCTTGGAAGGCTTGAACAGTCGCAGACAGCATTCAGAGTTACTCCGAAGTAACTCCAGAGACTGGCGGACGTGTTGCCACGTACCAATCATCTGCGAGCTGGTCAGTGCTGGATGGGGTCCACGGGCCGACTGTGCCGTCAGCCGCGATCAAATCGATATGGGCACGGTACTTAATCTTGGTGCCCGGTGGGAAAATCGTTAGCCACGGTTCTCGATTGATCTCGAACTCGGAACCCGGCACTAGAAATATTCCCATGTTCTTGCCGTTCCAGCCATGCCGGGCCATTAAGGCACCAAACTTGACGTGGTGCAGGGCTTCCGAGTAATTCATGCCGGCTTCCTTTTGGGGGTCCTAGCAGCCGGCGCTGCTGCCTTTGCCTGCTTGACAGGTGTCTGTTTGACGACCGCGACATTCTGCCGACCCCTGCTTGTCTGCTTAGCCTTGGGGATGCGAAAGGCTTTAGCAAACGCAGCATCATCGGCCGGGTCAGGCGAAGCTGCGGAGCCTCCACCTAACCCGGCCTTCGCCGCTAATCGGGTCGCAGCCGTCCCCAACGCCGTGGGATTTGTGCGACCAATCTGCGGCGATCCTTTGTAACTGAAACGGCCTACAGGCATCAGCGCGCCCTCGCTGCCTTCATGCGCTCGATGCGGCTAAGCCCGCGTGTAGCAGCAAGAACAGCGTCCGCTCCACCACCCGGCCCATTACTCTGCTTTGGCGCGGTGTATACAGGGGCAGGCTTGGACGGTGGCTTAGCCGGCGAACTAAGGTCGCCTTTGCCGTCCGTGCTGGTCCTGGTGGTTGTCGTTCCATCCTTGCTGCGGTACGTCACTGACGAACGTCCGCCAAGATCGCGGTTCGAGGCTTCGCCGGCCGAAACTTTCTTCTTGGCAGGAGCCGCCTTGGCCTTGACCTTGGTTGGAGCTGGGGAGGATGCCTTGGCGGCTACCACCTTGGGCGCATTGGCAGCCGGCGGATTACCGCTTTGCCGCTGTGAACCTTGGCCGGGGCTCACCGACGCTGCCGCAGTAGAAATGCCTCCTGCGGCGGCTGGCTTAGCTGCGACAATCGTAGTGCCCCCACCTTTCGTAGCTGGGGCTGGCTTCCGCGCGGCCATGAATGCAGCGGTAGATGGCTTGGCAGTCCCGGCAATAGATAGGGTACGCTTCATCGCTCCCTGGCGGCCAGCCTCGGGATCGGGCTTGACCGTATCCGCTGCCAGTAAAACCTTCTGACGCTCCTTGCGCGACTGATTGCTGGCCGTAGCCCTGGCGGGGGTAGGGGGGCTCGCGCCCGCCCGGTTACGCGCTACCGCTGTGCCGCGCTCGTATGAACCAGGATCGGCCTTGCGCTCGCGGGAAGGACCGCTGGCTTTCTTGGGAGCTTCGGCTTTCTTGGGCTCAGGGTCTTTGCGTACAGTGGTATTGCGAGCAATCGTGACGCCCCGCTCATAGGAGCCGGGGTCAGCTTTGCGCTCGTGCATACTCTTGCGCCCTTTGCTTGGCTTGGACGCCTTGCGCTTCGCATCGTTCTCGGCGACCCGCTCCGCGAGGGTCTTTTGCTTGCCGAAAACCGTTTCCCCGAATGCTGCCATTTCCTGGCCCCTTTAGGAGTTACGGGTAAGTAACTTTGACGCTACTACCGCAGATGAACCCGTGCCTCCACCATAGATTGTATACTCTACCCAGTGCCATGTCAACTACCTTTACGTTTCAACCGTAAGTTGATTTACCAATTTTTGGAGTTACTTAGCAGTAACTCCGCGTTCCACAGGCGGCATCCACTTATCCAATATATGACTTTGCCTATCATTTTCTCGAATAATAGACCACACCGTAGTATCTAACCTTTCCATCTTACGTTCGAGAGACTTAACGTCATCCCGCACATCGCCTATGTCTCTAGTATTGTCCTCTACCGATGTGCGCAAGCTAAGCCAAGCTGCTACCCACACGATAATAACAAATATTGCAACGATGACCCATGCTGTTCTCATTCACTGTGGACGCCTTCGATAGTTATCTTTTGGAATTGGAGCTGGCGACGCCGGCATATCATCTGTTATAAGACGTGTTATATAGTCAAGTGCTTGATCCTGCCGATCATCCCGCCGATCCATATTTGCCAATCGTTCGCGGATAGCATCCATAAAAGCATCTGCTCGCTTTAATCTGTCCTTACGATCTTCTTTCATTTCTGTGAATGAAGTATCCAAACTATCGACATCGTGGCGTATATCTTCCACCGAACTACGCATCGTATTTAGCGCAATATTTATCGCATCAAATTTTGTATTTATCTCTTGGTACGACGCACTATTCGCTACTGCATCCCATTTAGCATAGCCTCCCCCGGCCATTAGCAATACCATTACTATTTTAACCCAGTCGGGTATTCGACTTTACAGCGCAGCCACTTGCCCGGCGGTAGGTAGTTCCATTACGCCGGCTGCCGTACCTCGACGCGAGCGCCGGTAGCGATCACAGTAGTCGTTACCCACTGCGCATTCTGCGACCCCGCTGTGCGCCAGCATAGTTCACCTTGCATTTGACCATTGCTCTCATATATATCTTCCAACTCCGTCATGCTGTCGCAAGGTGTAACTGGAGTATCGGCGGAGGCCGAAGCATTGAAGAAACCGAGGATCACACTATTGACTGCTGGAACGTGGTCGAAGTTAACCGTAGGATCGCCGTTTTGGTGCCCGCCAGTCGCTATCTCTGACGCTACCGGCAAAAGATAAGCGAAGGGGACGAATACATATTGATGCTGTTGGCGCGGCTGCGATAGAGTGTTAACTGTTACGCCAGTTATAGGAGCACGAGTATTGTTGATATAGCACCAAAGCGATGACTTGCACCGCACTCCTGCCCCACTGTCATATCCATAATCCGAAGCCAGTAGATTGAATGCTAAATTGCTATTGTTGGTCAACGTGGGGATTACGATTGTGCTGCTACTGCGGCACGACTGGCAAAAGAAAAAGGTGCCATCGGCTGGGATAGTGAATGGGTCGCTGGTCAGGTTACTGGTGTTGGACGCTTTTTTCGGAGCCAACAAGATTGGCGTGCCTAGTGTTCCGCTAAGGGGGGGAACCGCGGGGGGAGGAAAATTGTAAAGCCCAAGGCCAAGCCCAAGGCGCTGCGAGCCGTTAGCAAGCCCGAGCAACTTACCGCCGCTGAGGCCGCGACTGCGACCCCCTATGGCCCTGGCCGGGATCATCCCAGCTTCTCAATCCTGATCATACCCGAGCCGGTCTTGGCGATGGCCCTGAGCAACGTGTGCCCAGAGGGCACCGGCACGTCGACCGACTGCCCACTCAAAAGCAACGCATCCGCACTGGTCGCTGCTGTAAGCCCCGTTATTCCCGTCTTATAGTAGATGTCGCATCCAAACACCCAAATGCGGATGATACTGCCAGTACCGTCACTGACGGTCTGCGCTCCGGCGGTGATCCCGGCAGTAGTGATTGCCTGCTCGGGGATTGAATTGCCGTACGATACCGCCAGCAACGGGATGATGTTGCCGAACCCATCGGCGGGGAAACTTACCGTCATCGAACTCTCCAGAGTTACCTACGAAGTAACTTTACGCCTCCGGGTCGCAGCCGCATACCAACAGCAAAGCGGCTTCGTCGACGGTTGTGATTACCGCCTCGCCATCATTGCCGGAGACTACTGTCCAATTGGCGCTGGTGCAGTGCTCACCTCCGGCGCAGTTACCACCGTTCGTTACCGTTGGGTCCCAACCGTTACCACCCTTGCCTATCCGTATCTTGTCACAGTACCCGCCACGCTCAGGTGCAAACGTATCTGTTGGATCAGACACGTCACCAACAATAACCTTGTCGAACCCGACGCAATCGATTACCTTGGAATAGGACGCCGCGTCGTGCTCGCCTGATTTACTGGGAGCTGGCATCGTACCCATGGAGAGCTGGATCGAAGTCGCACCGGCCGTAACGGCCTTGTTGCCGTTGCATATCGAGCCGTAGCCGTTCAACTGTATCTGGATCGGCTTATTGCCCTCATGAATGTAGAGGTTGCCTTCCATCAGTGATCCGGTATCGTAAGCCGGAGTGCCATTGATATTGCCGTGCCGCTGAATGCTGCCGCCGTCAGGGTAGTAAGTACCCAAGCAGCGGAACACATTGTAGCTGATCTGCGTTTGCCGCTTAGTGTAAGTGATATAGTGCAGGTATCCCCTAACCCAATTGTGGTGTACATTGAACGCGCGCCGTGTAGCATTGACCGGTGTGCTTGGCGACGGCTTAGACGGCTGTATCTGCAAGAAGAACCGCGAACCAGCGTCGCCTCCCCGCCCAGGATTGGTGAGAATACTGCCTTTATTGTAGGCGATCTCCACGTCGTCAGGGATGTTATCCGCTTTGTCCAGCTTGGTAATATACATAAGCCCCAAAGAATAGGCTTCGGCCGGGACATCTGCCGGCATGTCATTATAGCAAAACCGCAGATTAGATACCTTATTCACATCGTACAAGCCGGCGTGCAGCGACCATATACACCAACTGGTGAACCGACAATTCGTTACCCACAACCCCTTTGCCCGCAGCGAAAACGTGCCGATATCTGTCCCATCCCAACTGAAACCAGTAGTCCTGTATGGAGCTGCTTTCGGCAACTTGCAACCACTAAACCACCAATAGTCAGCCGCTTGAATGATGCGAAAATCTAGTGTCACCTTCAAGTGGTTGACAGCCTCGATCATCAAGAATGTAGAACCGTCCGCTGCTGCAATACCAGAACGGCCAAGCGTGATGTCTGCCCCGCTATAAACCCCGTTAGCAATCTTGATCTTATCTCCCGGCATATAGCTCGGGTCCGACATCGCATTTTTCAGACCGGTGTAATCGCCGGTATAAACCTTCTTGACGCCAGCCGGCGCACCAGCTCCGACCCAATGGATTTTGCTGTTTGGAACGGTAGGCTGGTACTTTGGCAGACCGGGACTTATAATGGTATCCTTCAGCATCATCGAAGCGCTGGTACGCGCTGGGTCAAGATCAGCATTCACCGGCGCGCTCAGCGTTACTGTAAGCTGACGGTCGCCCTGAAGTTCCGCTGTTCTTGCCCGTGTCTTGAAGCTAAGTGGCTTAGTCAAATCACCCGATGCAAACGACAAATCACCCGAAGTAACCACGCCGTCATCAAAGTCATTGGGGTGCAATGAACTGACGACAACCCAATGCACAGTAAACGGCGTCGTCAATGATCCGCCGTTGCGGCTAACAGTGAAGCCCGCAGTGTTACCCTCGAAAACCGTAGGCGTATCCGCCGCAACCCCAACAATTGGGGTAGTAACTGGAGTAGTAAAATCTTTCAACGTAGTAATGCCGACCGTCTTGGTGGGGTCGAGAGTAGCCCCACTTGGCGAACTGAGCGTCAGCCTAAGCGCACGATCTCCTTGCAATCCAGTACGATTTACCGTTTGAATATTGACGACCTTGCTCATTTCATTCGCGGCGAAAGACAAGGTGCCAGATACAGTGCCAGTGATATCCGCGCTGCCGCCGTCGCTGGTCGCCGCCCACCCAACTGTAAACGCCGTACTGCCTACGTTGTCTCTCGTCCGGCGCGCCGTAAATTGGACAATGGTCCCTTCCGTTGCCGACGACAATACCGGGTCAACGCCGACAATCGGAGACGCCGGCGGTGCCCCGCTGTCGTCGCTTATCAGCACAGATGCGCTAGTGCGCGCGGGGTCCAGCGTTGCCCCGCCAGTTGGCGCTGACAAGCTGAGTGTAACTCCACGATCTCCTTGCGCCCCCGGCCGTAATACCGTGGTAACAGTAATAACTTTCTCCATATCTTCCGCAGCGAAATTTACGTCTCCTGCAATAATACCCGTCATATCCAACGCATCGCCAGTCATTGCCCAATGAACGGCAAAGATAAGGTAAGAAGGACCAGCCACCCGCTTGATACGGAAAGTGATTACGCTCCCTTCGACAATCGCGGAGTTATCCGAAGTAACTCCGACCACAGGGAACAATGGAGCCGGCGATGGTCCGCTACCAACTGGAGCAGGGCGCATCCGTTGCAGCTTTAGTGGGGCGCTGCTCATGTCTTTGGTACCCTAACATCCACAGTTTTGCCGTCATTCTCGAACCATAGCTCGGCGACGCCGTTGGGCTCCACGATGGTATCGCGAGCCGGCGAACCTTGCTTATTCAAGACGACCGTGCCACCGCCTACCACAGACTTTGGATGGTAGCCGATCAGTATGATGTTGCCTTTCAGCGAGCCGGTCCAGTTCACCTGCCCAACGAAATCGCCGGCAGCGGTAGCAAGGCCATCCGCCGTCGCCCAAACCTCATTGCGCATTGCGCTCGCGTCGGACGCCGCCACATCTGGTGCGCCGTAGCTGTTGCCGCTGTTGACCCGCGCCAGATTGGCTGAAAAACTGGCGTACCCGCTCGTGCCCGTGCCGGCGCCCTGCGCTGCCGAGCAAAGAACCAACGATTGCGCAGGTAGTGCGGCAAGTGTCGCAACATTGTTGTTTCTGTTATTGGTGGGCGTCCTCGTTTCTTTGCCCCACAGCGGAGTGCTGCCGGATGTGCCCTCGATCACCCACCAGTCGACGCACTGCAAGCCGACATTGACACCTTCATCAAATACCAAATCGATCGACTGCGCAGCAACTCCGACCAGCGGCGCGCGGCGTACATTCCAATCGGGAATAAACTGCGCACTGGCGTTGGCCGGGTACGGCACCAACTCGCTCCACACCGGAACCAAGGTCCCCACGGTGGAGAAATTAATCGAAGTGACTGTGGTCGACCCCGAGTGAATGCCATGGAAAGCAAAGATAATTTCACCATTGGTAACAGCAGGAATACCAACGGTAGCCGTGAGCGTACGCCGCGTAGAATTGTCAGCGTTCACATAGCGCGCGAATACTCGCCCGCGCGCCTTAACCTGCGGCGTAACCAAGTCGGTTCCGCCGGGCTGCGGCGCAAACTTAATCGAACCTGCCGCCCCCGGAGCCAAGCGGTAAGAAGCCCACCGCTTCCGCTTGTCCGGCGAATTGTAAATGCCCGGCGGAATGGTGACAGTCATCAAAGTGGAGGGGTTACGCACCTGTTCCGTGAATAGGAACCCGCTTTGAAATACCTCGTCTCCACTGATCGGGTCCGACACATCGAGGTCGCGGCTTTCGACGGCGATCTCTTCCGCATCTTCGGCATTGGCAAAAGCACTCTTACCGCCACCGGGGAGCACCGTGCCATCTGGGGCTTGGGCGAATTGTTGCGACAAGTTGGAGTTTGTAACCGCGGTGTTGGCGGCACTGGCAGCCGTACTGGAGGAAGCCGAAGCTGACACCGCCGATGCGTCTGACGCTATTCTCGATGCTTCGGATGCCGTAGCCGACGCAGACGCAGCCGTAACCAACGCCGCCAATTCAGGCAGCTCTGCGATGGTTTTGCCGTTGATGAGCAATTGGCCATCGGCACCAAATGTCATGATGGAAACGGTTGACCCGTTAACCACCTGTATCTTGCATTGGTGCGCCACTTCATCGTGGGTAATGACGGTATAATTCAGTCCCGGCTGATTGCCGAGCACCAATGGCTGCGACGGATCATGAACCATTCCAGGCACCGGAATTTCCCCCGTGCAGATGATTGCGGCAAGTTCAGCAGCGAGGCTCATTGACCCATCCCCGCAGAGTTACCTAGAAGTAACTTCATGTCAGCGTCGTCAGTGCTTGGCTTGAAGCGTAAACCGTGGAACCGGCTACCCATACACGGCCGGAATTGTTGGCGGCGACCGGCAGATTGGTACCGCCAGGGCCATCGATCGTCACCGTTCCGCTAGTCACGATGATTTCACACTTGAAGTCTGGACCGAGCACCGCTGCGCTAGGAACCGTCAGTGTCCATGTCCCGCTGCACAGAATGATCTGTCGGTTCATCGCTGCCGTCAGCGAGAAGGCCCCTACTCGCTGCGCCGGCGTGCGCGCGCTGTTGACGGTCAGGATCAGTTGTAGAGCCCCGGCGGTCAACAAGTTTGAACCGCCGTTTAAGCTGTAGCCACCGCTCGCTGCACCGGGGGCAAGGTCGCAGTCGCAATCGATCCTGAAAGCTCCAGCCACCGCCGGGGTCGGGTCGTCCTCGCTCACCACCGCTTGCCATGCCACCGACCCTGCGCGGACCGACGCGAACAACCCGTCCGCACCGCAGTTTGGCCCGCTAAATGTGATTAGCCTGGGGTTTGGTGTGCCGGTCATGCCGGAAATTACATGAACCAAACGGCCGTCGCCGTAAGACCGCGCTGTAGCTGCTGCCCGCATGAATAGGGCTCGCGCCCCAGCCAACGATCCTTGGTGAACGATCCTGGTGATACCCTCAACTAGCATATCGCAGTCGGAAGCATCAATGCCCATCAAGCCGTAAGTTTCACCGTAGAAATTCCGCAGTCTCGTCATCTGCCGGGCATTAACTGAACTCAGCCCTGGATCGCGGTCGATCCTGATTGGCGTACCTTTACCCGAGTAATAGCAATTATCAAGCAAATGACTAGCAGCTTCACCAGTAAACTGCTTATAGATTTCAAAGCCAACTGCACAATCGCGCACCCGACAGCTACTAGCAATACCGCGAATGCCCCGAAACTGAATACCAGCACCAGCACTATTTTCTCCAAAATAACCGCCGTAAACATCAAGATTAGCGAAATTAGGTTCGAGGCAGTCCGAGTGAGTATCATAGGCAGCAGCACTGCAACCAACAGACTTACCTCCATTAAGAGAAGGCTTAATTGTACGACCCCATGCGACACGATCCCAAGTAGCCGCATCAGGGGAAACAGTTGTATACGCATGGCGGCAATCGTCCCCGCCGATGTCTGTGTGTTGCGTCATAAAAGAGCCAGCGTCGACAAAGCCATAACCCGGTACAGGCGGATTTTCGCTGGCCGTCGCGTTACGCATGTGGTATGCACGGAAACCCAAGGTGCTACCCTTGTACGTGCCGGCAAAAGTAACTCCCTGCACGCCGTCGTAGCAGGTGAACCGCTCTAGTGTCGGAGTTACTGCGCCAGTAACTCTGACAAACTCAAAAATCCAATCGTTGGCGACCAGCGATGTCCAGTTGGCCGACATACGAAAGCCGCGCAGAACGACCGAAGTACGCCGCAGTTTGTGGAGCTGGATGTTAGTCGTGTAGGCGTCATACAGCAGGTTCGGGATATAGACGTAGGAGCCCGACACCGCCGCAATGTAGACGTGCTGCCCGGTGTGATCGCCGGTTTCAACTCCGACTAACTGATCATCGGAAGTAACTTTGCAGATATCTCCCGGAGCGGGCATCACTTGCCCACCAGTCAGCGTGAGTTGTATCCGGGTCATCTCACTGTCAGCAGTATACGCACCATTAAAATCAAAGTTTACAACGGCAATGCTTGCCACTGCGTAGGTATCAACCAACGGAATATTGATATCGAGGATAGGGGACTGTTCGGGGTCAAAATCGACGTAAATCTCACCCGTACCATCGCCACTGATGTTGGCTTTATTCATCAACGGGAGTGGGCCAGTGATCCTGAATATCCCGTTCGAGAGGTTGAGCGGTTGTCCTGTCTCCAGCATCCGATTAATGCTATTAACTATCGCCCGAGTATCGTCCGCCACTTTGTCGCCGACTGCGCCCATTTCGCGTGGCGTAAATGGGGTGGACGAAACATTACTTAGATCATTGCCGGCGGTAGGTACCCCCGCCGTGACCCATACTTCGTCCTCTATTTCCAACGGAATAGCAAAGGCGATGGTATCACCGATAACTTGATATTCGATATTAGGCTCAATGATACGATTATTGAGCGATACCAACAAATTGACGGCGTTGACTGGATTGACCGAGTTGCCAGTCATATCCCGCAAAGGAAACACAGTATTGACGCCATTGATCGGGCCGAACTCATCGTCGCCCGTAGACCAAAACGTCGTGTTTATCTTAACCGCATTTGGCGCAAACAGAATAGACGCCGTATTCGTGACCACCACGACAAGATTGGACCCGGCGCACCACGTCGCCAGCAACTCGATCCAATCCGCCTCACCGGCTTCGTGGACAATATAATCAGCCCCACCAACCAACAGCACGCCATTAGCGTACACACTAACAGCGTTAACGCTGGTAGCGGAAGCAGAAATATCGAAGCGTAGGACATTGCCGTGACTGTCCGGTGTACCCGGCCCATTGGGCGGGATTTGTGCCGCCGGCACCGACAAAGTATAGACGTAGATCTTATTTGCCGATGGCAACGCGGACCCGCCCACGCGCCACTTACCAGAAGAAGTCCATACATACTGCGTCTCGTCGTTGACGTTGTAATACGTCATCCCGACTTGCAGCGGCTTACCTAGATTATCGGTGACAGGCGGGACGGTCTTTGGACCAAGATAAAACGATGCTGCCCCCGCGACCACATCGGCCATCGGGTAGAGCGCTGTAGTCCGATTGTCAGCGGGGCCGATAATTACCGGCAAAAGAGGGTTGGCGGAACCAAGTGGATCAGTCCCCGTGGGCAGGGACCGTGAGCCTTCCGAGACAAGATTGGGGACAGTAATGGAGACAGGCCCGCCGTCAGGCCCATCCACATTAGCTACTTGATCAGCCGAGATGCGGGTAACACGCGGGGCCTCGTAACCCCGCATCTTCAGGTCTGAACTAGTGACCTGCTCCATACGCAGTCATCCCCACCGCCCACAGTAGGTTTGACCATGCTGAGTATACTAGCTCAATTAGGGGTTAGTGTCAAGTCCGATGTTCAGAGTTACTTACAAGTAACCCAGGTTCGACGCTACCCCCCGCTATACCCAGGTCGCGCCGGAAAGGGGGCGGTTCCGCTTGCGCCAGTTCTTTGTCCTGTTGCTTGGTGATCCGCTCGATCTCGAAATTGATATATTGCTTCGCTTTCTCCAAGTCCACCAATGTAGGGGAGCCCGGCTTCAGTCCGGCCCGCCATAAATGCTTTATGGCCGTGCCGATGTTGAACGGAAACTCCTGCACGATCGTCCGACATTCCACGCCAGACGGGTGCGAGTTGTAGTGTGGGGGGTGCTTGATCATGTCTGGTTTGGGAGTAGGCACAGGTTCATCTCCGCATAGGATTGGTACGCCACGAAGTCTGATGGAGCCGTCCGAAGCTGCCGCTGCTATTAATAGGGGCTGTGCAACGAGTAAAAATTTTTTATATTCTTCCTGGGTCAAGCGTAAATATGCCGGTGGCTTACCGTGGAGGGTCTCGTAATGATCCATTACGTCAAGTAATTTAGTAAGTTGATCACTCATAGCACGGCATCCATAGCTTCAGGATAGGACTTGTTCATCCACCGAGCTTTGTCCGGCTTGCCTGGGCGCCAGTTGCGGAGGTAATAATCCCAGGCATCCTCCGGTTCGTCCAGAGCTGGTAAATTCTTGGGGTCGGTGTAAAGCAACAGCCGTGCAAAGCACGCCGCCAATTGGTTGTCGACTGCCAAACGCTGATGAATTTCCCTGTCGTCCCATAGCACGCCGCGATAGGCGCATACTTCCTTGGCCCAATCCGACGTGGTTTTGAAAAACATTACCCCAGTTACGCCGCCTTTCTGCTCGAACTGCCATAGCCCCATGGCCGGACCTAGCGGCGACCCATTGCTATTGATTTGCACACGAAACTTCATCTGGCTTTCTTGGATGGCGATGGCCACCATCATGACATATGCTTCGTCAGTGGCCATATTCTTGCCAGTGATATCACTGAGCCACCCCATATAGGGACGGATGTCGCGGAAGAAATCAACCGGGTCGACTTGGTAGTTGCTCATGGCAGTTTCTCTGCTTTGTAAGCGTAACCATCTTTCGTGGGGTCGAACTGTGTTTCCACGGTTCCAGCCCAATGCCCATTCATGCCGGGATTGTGCTCAACCATCTGTTCCACTCTTTGGCAGGCGTCCATATCGCCTTCGGCCCGCACCAGCACCTTGCACTCGTCATAGGTCTTGTACCAGCGCCGAACCGTTACTTCGTATGTGCCTATACCACTCATGTCCACCCCCTCCTGTCCACAGTAAGTTGCGTTGGTCGCGGCGCTCCGATCGAAGAAACTAACTTCTTGAACGGCGCAGTATTGATGCCCATCGCCAGATACCCTAGCCCATCCACCACGTCGGATATTGGGTGCTTCTTCTCGGGCTTAGCTTCCAGCTCTCCAGCGCGGTTGCGCTTATATCGGTATTTGCCGTTCAGGGCTTCGATCAACTTCTCACAGGAAGGATCGATGAGCAGCCCCGGTTGCGGTCCTTTGCGCTTGATGTCGACAAGGCTGAGCATGAAGTCGCCACCCGGCGAGATAATTTTCGTGAGGTAGTTTTCAATCGCCTTGAGACGCGGATCGATATCATTCGTAGCGGCAGTGACACATTGAAACCCGCGGCTGTCCATGAAGCCTTTGGCGCTGAGCCCGGAAATCGCGTGGCGGTTAACGCCGGATGGGTCCATCGTGAAGAAGTGCGCGCGACCCGCAAATCCCGGTAACTGTGATGTTGGGATAATTTGACTGTCGACAAAATCTCCGAAGAGTTGGTTTTCGGCGAACAACTCCTTATACACTCGAAGCTGACCGCTCGCAGTAAGTTGCCCGAGAATGCACGCAGGGTTAAGACCGGGGTCGACCCCTCCCAAGATTGGTAAGCCTGGAACGGTCTGTAACGGCGTAGGAGAGACGTGAAAAAACTCATTGAACACGGCTGCAAAAATAGGTTCCCCCGAAAGGTCTGCACTCCATTTAGCGTGTATATGAGTATCAATCCACGCTCGCGTTTGTCCAACCTGAGCATCACGGTAGTATCCTTCAGGTAAATATTGCAGCCAATCCGCTGCTGAGCTAAGCGCGCTCGGCTGGTGAATGTACATCACAGCCGGATGCTTCTCCACTTCCAGAAAGTGATGCAGCGGCGACCCGTCCACTCCCATATTGCTGTCCGCCAGCAGGAAGCGGTATGAGCATGTCACCCCGCCGTGCTTCATGTTGGGGAAACGCCCAGTCCGCGAAAATGCCGCAAAGATAAGCTGGTAAAGAATTTCTCTAACTTCGTTGATGTATACGCCGCTAAGCTGGAGAGATAGCAACCGCTTCTGATCTTCCGGGCTTTCCAGCCCCATCAATATCCACTCAGTATCGATATCTGCCACCTTGATGCGGCAGACATTCTCAGATGGTCGCCACTCCACCATCCCGGCAAAGAGACTGAGGATATCTTTCAGAACCGTTTGCTTCAGCGCCACCAGCGTATTGCGCACGAGCGCGAAGCGGGTGCGCCTGATGCCATCAGGGCTCGGGGCCTGACGAGCCGCCCGCATCATGAGCCACATCAGGCACGATGTTGTCTTGGTGCTGCCGACCGGACCAAAAACAAATACAAACTTGTTCGCCGTAGTGGCAAGAAACATTTTGGCCAGCGACGGGACTGGCGTGAAATTAAGGGAGATATCCTCGACTGCGGGCATTACTTATTTACCCACCACTCCCAAGCGAAATGAATAATCGTACCAGCGATCAGTCCAATCGCTATGGAGTTGATTACTATTTGCGCCCCTTCGCATTCCACTGGAGTTACTTTCAGGTAACTTGGGAAGTGATCGGATTGAGTACGCGAACGGGCTCAGCCACCTGCGCAGCCACATACCGCACTTCCGGCTCGGGAACGTATGTCATGTGCATAAGCATTCCTGTGACTTGCGTACATACGATTGTGCGGTAAAGCCACCCACCAGGGACTTTAAAACGCTCCGTCATTTCGACGGCACCGCTCTTATGGACATGCTCCCATTCGTATGCCTCGGGGATTTCGTTAACTTCCGGCATTCTTCTTCTCCGGCTCCCGCTTAATTGTACCGCGCAACCGCCCGGCTTTCAAGTCCTCACCACACTTCTCGCAAATCTCTCCATCCCCTGGCCCGCCCATACCGTCAATCATTTGGTCGCACAACCCGCACGGCCACACCGCCGCTGTAACGATGGTTCCTCCGGTAAAAGATAAATAATGAAAGATCAACTCATAAAACCCCAAAGTTCTAGGGACTATCGGCATCGTTCTTCTCCGCAGGCTCGGGCTTCTGCATCATGGCGAGGATATCCTCGTCAGGTATCTGCATCACCATGTCAGCCCAATGGTCCATCGCGTCGAGAATGTCATCGTTGACCTCGAGGCCCGCTTCTTTTGCCACAGCCTTGGCTTGCGCAGCCAACTCTTCTGCCGTCATCAAAGTTACTCCGCAGTAACTCCGGGCCGCGCTCCCCACTTCCCGGAATTGATGATCTCAACCGCAGGCGGCGGGTTCCGCATGTCCCCCACTGGGCGGGCTATCCCACTGTTCCACCCCCCATTGGCTACGGTGACGGACAGCGCATCCTCGTCCGCCAACGCCGCCTGCCCAACCTCTTCCGCCACATCCACTTCCTCGTGTATGGCCTCAATGATTTCCCCCGACCCACCATTGCTAGGCGCAACATTGATCGTGAGCGCAAACTTCTGTTTCGGGGCCGGAGCCTCGGGCTTCTCCAGACCCGTCAGGTTCTTGATCTGATTGAACGCAGCCACCTGGGCCGCTGCCGGTGTGTTCGGCGCAGTCCCGCTCGCGAGCATGTACATGTTCTGGATCAGGTCCTCGACCGCCAACTGCGCCTTGAGCCTGATCCGATCCGGCAGATTGGCCGCGCTCGCAAACACCTGCCTCTGCTGCGACACTGCCTGCCGGAACACCGGCTGCGCCAGCAACGCCCGAAACTGCTGTTTGTTGATGCCGTACCGCCGCATCACCACCGCCAACGGCTCCATATTGGAGCATATCTCGGCGATGAACAGCCCTATCGACGGACTGAGCAGCGAATGCGCCCGCCCCTTCTCCGGCCCCGCATAATTGTCCGGCCTGATGATCGTGGGCTGTCGAACTGGCTGGATAGGGGCCGGCAAAGAAGAGGAAGGAAGTTTAGCCACGCCTCCTCACCCCGTCACCACGCCATGGTTGTTCACCGTCAGCGTAGTCCCCTCCACCGCCGGCATCGTCCATTCCCGCAGCGCCTTGCGCTTCCTCTTCGAGTAGAGGATAAGCCCCTGCCTCAACAGCTCATGGACCGTCAGCCCGCGCCGCACGGCCGCATCCGTCAACTGGCTGAGCTGGGGGTTGGGAATGAAATAGGTGAAGCGCTCGGTATTGGCTCCCGCGTAGATGGGCGGGATAGGCGCATTGGCTGGAGGTATGTCAAAGGTAATGATCAGGTCGCCGACGCGGCGGATGATCTCGGCGATGTTCGTCTCTTCCGCCGCGCCGATGGCCCGCAATTCCTCCAGCACATCGGATGGCAAAAGAAGATCGAAGCGCGCTTGTGTGTGCTGGCGGGGAATGGCACTTGCTCCTGGTTACGCCGCGCTAGGCGGCTCCTTCAGCGGAGTAGCGTAGGCGCCGGCTTCCGTTGCCGTCGCAGGAATGCAGGCGCCGATCGGTCCAGTATTGGGGTGGGCGACGCCGGCGGCTGGAGTTACTTCCAGGGTAACTCCGGCTTCGGACTGGAGCCAGTGCATCGCTTCCTCGACCTTCGTGATGGCGAGGGAGTTCTCCCGCGACGGCTCGCGGTCGCGTAGTGCCATGACGACGCCTTGCAGAGCGTCGATGGAGCGCACCCGGATGCCTTCGCTCCTGTTCACGTTGCCGAATAGCGGCCGCACGTCCTTGGGATACTCGGTGGGCGATCCGTGGCTCATGCCTGCGCCCCCGGCTCGGTGGTGTGCTCGGGGTGAAGCGGCTCACTGGGGGCATCCGCCGGTTGGTCCGGGTGCCGGATGTGGTCCACCAGATGCATCACCGCTCCCAGCCAGGACAGCGCTTCCTGTACCTTGGTGATGGCGACGGAAATGTTCGCCGCCTGATCGGAGTGGCTGCGGTGCCGGGGCGCTTCCTGCGCGGTGGTCAGCTCGGAATGAGCCTCCCGCAACGCTGCCTGCGCTTCGGCTGCTGAAGTGATCTGTGCCATATCGCTTCCTTGGAGTGGGGGTGTCTTTGTATGCTGAGAGCCGGCAAAAAGGACTAGGAAAGGTAATCGGCGGCGGGGCGTGTCCATTCGGATGGGAATACGCCCCGCCGCCAGCCCGTCAGAGAACCGCTGGTGACAGTCTCCTACGTGGGCAGCATGAAGTATAGTATAGTCTAGGATGGGGGTCAAGTATTATTTTTATTGGTTAGCGGGGAGTGAGGCAATCGGCGGCTTGCTGGCAGCTACCGGTTGGAGTGGCCTCACTCCCCTTCTCCTTGCAGGGGGCCACCTCATCCCACGCTGTTTGGAGAGATTGGAGTATAGTATAGAGTGGTGTGGGTGTCAAGGGTTTTTGGAGTTACTTGGGAGTGACTTTGGAGGGTGGGGCGAAGCGAGAGCTGAATAGGGTATGGATTAGGAGATGGGGGGGTTAAGTGGTGTAG